ACTAAACACAGGTTCGGGTGTCCTACAACACGCCTACATCCTGCTCTCCGAAGGTGAGAGTAGCTACCAGGGATTGATTTCCTGGCCGCGGAGTCATGCCCCGCCCCTACAGCCGTGGAGTACTAACGTCGGGCCCACGCCCCCCAACGATGACCTGAAACGCAAGGTCTTTTCATTGCCATTGTCATAGCAAATCGCTTAGTGCGGGAGTACGCGGCTTATCCTACCACAGAAGGTAGGGGGCCCGGGCTTTCCTCACAAGCCTCTTGGCTGTGCAACCACTCTCATTCTTCGGGTCTAGCACCCACTATTTCTTATCGTCCATAGCGGGCCCGACGACGTTCCGTGCGGTTTGGCACTCAGACCAACCACACTCGTACGCTGGGGGGGGTTCCGATTCTCGAAGCAAACTGTCCTGATCGAACAGTAAGCGATCGGGAATCGCAACAGACCGCACACCAACTTCTCGCGGTTGTTCGAAGGCTTCTCTCTCTAGCCTTCGACGCCGATTCACATCACCTAGCCTAGCCCCAGAAAACTGGGAGCCACGGAAAGTCACGGAGCGAACCGATCCACAAACAGGTTCAACCCTTCTAATGGAAGAGAGGGCAAGACAGTACCGTAGTGCTGCTTTAACGCGACAATAGGAAAAGTCCACAGTGAACTTCCATGCCGCCGTCTCCCTCGCCGCCATTTGACGGATCTCTTCTGTCGTCTCCTCCTCCGGCAATCGGGAAAACTCCTCAGATGAGAGAGTAACCCCATGCCCAACGGGCGGAGACGGAACCAGAACAGGCTCAGGATCGAAAAGAGCCAACTTGAAGAGTCCTCCAAGTCTCCAAGCAAGTGTCCCTCGGAAACCGAGCTCATGAAGAGTCAATCTAGTTGACCGCAAAGAGCGAAGTTTTGAGCGGAACCAGACCAACCCGGCGCGGAAGCGCTGGTTACTGGTAACACCTGCAAGAAACAAGGAAAACTCCCTGCCAAGCGAGTTCACGAACTCAGACGACCGTAGACGGCCGAAACGCAATGTAGGCACGACCCGAAGGTAGCCACCTACAAAACGTAACAGAGTACTGTTCAGAGAACCGTACTCACCGTCCACAGAAGTCTTTGTTCGCTCGACCTCGAGCCCAAGCTCCCCGACCTTCCCCATCCACATGTCCGATGCTTCTTTCGTCGACTGAAACAATATGTCGTCCCCGTTTATCAGACAGGGGGCCGATACCACCTCTTTCCAGCTAAGCCCTGAGCACCGCATTGCATACAAGTATGCAATACGGTTCTGCAAGCAAAGCAGAGGAAAAGAGAGGTAGGAGCCCATCATCTGTCCAATGGAAGGACGACCTACATATTTCTTCGACGAAAGAGGGCAACTTGACGGACCGTCGACCCAATAAAGGATCGGCCGGAGAATCTGCATTGCCCTCTCAGTAACAGAAGCAGGAAGAACAGTGGAAGAGGCAAGGATAGTACCCAAGATCACTTCTGCGACTTCGATCGACAAATTGTCGGTAGCCGAAGCGTAGTCGCCTGACGTGAGGATACCCTTACCTTGGTGGAACCCCGCTTTCGCAAGTCCCTCATTCGACACATCGCCTCGGGACAACCACTTGCACCTCGAAAGGTGGTTATAAATTGTCTTGTGAAGCGGTCGGAGGAGAAGCTCGTCGGATGAGAACTTCGTCAGAGGACGAGGCTTCCCAGCTGACTGGACAACAATCAATTCGGCTTCCGGAGCCGGGCGATCGGGCCGGGAAGGACCACTGAGAGCTTCTGTAAGAAAGCAACTGTGGTCAATTCCGGTACCCAATGCGCCTCCTTCGGATCGAGTCGAATCGGTTGTCGCGCTAAGCGGCGGAGATGTGAGGAGAACCTGCTCCTCGTAGCCCAGATCCCACCCTTTCGAGAAAAGGTGGGACGTTTGCTGGGCAACAAATCGCAGGTAACCGACGGGGAGTTGACGTCTAGGTCGACGAACCCCCTCCACAAGCTTCTCCATCAAAGGACCAGTCAT